GTATCAGAATTGACAGCTCCAGTAGATCCGTCAGTGACTGTTACATCAAACTGTCTTCTAATTATCAAATCAGATTCTGTAAGATCTACATTGGAAATTAATTTTCTTGGGAAAATTGAAAAAAGAGACTCATTATCCGCCAAGTTATCATTTTTTGAAGTGGGAGTTGTCTGAGATTCAACTACTTTCAGGTTTGTGACACCGATGTTTCGATCTGGAACTCCACCATCAATAAATCCTGTAACAGTTTCAATACCAACAACATTTATAGAATTTGTATTTACACTAGATACTCTCAAAAGAGTTGATAAAGTTAAATTTGAATCAGAATATTGAATTAAATTTCCAGTTGTTACGATACCGGGGAACGAAAGTGATGGATTTGTAATTGTAGAAACACCAGTAACTTCATCTCCTTTGGTAATAGATGCAATACCAATAGTGACAGCATCAGTTGGAATCAAATCAGCTGTGAACGTCCCAGCAGTACCTACAATACCATAAACTGATTGAACATCAGAAGTTTCATAGTTTGTAATATTGGTAATAGTTCTATTTGTGGAATCTAAACCATCAAAGGTAATTCTTTCACCAATTGAGAACTGACCTTTAACATCGTAAACAGTAGCTGCTGTTCCAGTGTTTACATCATATCTGATAAAACCAGAGGCCCCACTAGAACTACCCTCAATGAATGTTGGAGTGGTGAGATCAATTTCTTCATTAATTGTTAGTTCAGAATATGTCTGTACATCATATAATGATAATTCCCACTTATTAATATTTTTATTGATAGCATCATAAGAACCAGATTCTAAAGAAAAATCATAAATTCTAGCAACACCAATTTCATCACCAGCAAGATCAGTTCTAGCGGATCCAATTCTTTGACTTCTCAAACTTAAAGTATTTGTGTTATCAAATCCAATAGTTGGTGATCCAGAAACGTTATTGACTGTAAATGTTGGTCCAAAACCAAAAGTGATGGATTTTCCTTCAACATCTCTAGTTTTTCTTGCTTTTGGAGAATCCAAGAAGGTTGAACCAAGGGTTTCGATGGGATATCCCCTAACATACGCCTTTCCGGGTCCAACTTTATAGACCATAAGGTCTTCAGAAGGTGTCTGTCCACTTGTAGTGGTCTGATTCTGATTATAGATACCTCTATTTCCGTATCCGTTATTTAAACTCTCTTTAACAGTCGTTACAAATTCTTTTACATAATAATGACCTGATTCATCAAAGGTTCTTGTTGCTAATTCATCTGCAAGAATGTTGTAGTCAGTTCCAGTATTGGTTTCTCTTAGACGACCATTTTGAACTTCTGCTAATTGAACAAAATTTTGGTCATTGAAATCATTTTTCTCTTTTTTAGCTAAAAATGCAGTAATTTCCAGTCTATCAGCACCAGGTGCAGTGAAATTAGTGAAATTTCTAGCATTATCATTCAATGTTGTATCAACATCAGCCGAAATCAAAGTTTCAGTGACACTTAAACCAACTCTGTAATTGGGTGTATTGTCATATTGATCAAGAATAAGGATTTGATCCTCAACATCAACAAAAAATCCTCGGAGAAAGTAAATACCATTACTTAAGGCAAAGGCAGAACCAGTAACGTTGGTGTTTTCGGTTAAAGTCCTAGCAAAACCTTCTCCAGAAGCAATAAATGTTGAAGCAAAACTAATATTATCAGAAGTTAGAAGAACTTCATTATCTGAAAAAGTTTGAGTAGAATTGTCGGATGCATTTGACTCATAATAGTCAACATATAATGTGAAAACATCCCTCTCAGACTCTATATCAGTAATATATGTAACTACCTTAGCGGTCACTCCAGAAGATGCACCAGTTATTTTTTTACCAACCAACTGGTTGAGGTAAAGATCAACAGGAATACCTGAAAATTCAGAATTAATCTGAATTCCGTAAAAATTGGGCAGATAACTCAACTGACCAGGAATAACCTTGGCTCCTTCTTTAAAGAAGTGAGTTCCCATGTCTTCAATTTGATTCTGAAGAATGGATTGGAGATTATTTAACTCCCTTGCCTGGACTGGGTAAGCTGGCTTAAAAAGAACTTTATAATAGTTACTCTGCGGATCAAAGTCGTCAAAATAAGGAGCAACGTTGAGGTTAGTTTCCTGTGGCATGATTTCTTATTAAAATTGCAAGATGATCTTTACGTCTTCTTTCTGGGATGAAGATCTTGTGACAGAAGGTCTATTGTCAACGTAGATAGTATTTCCAGAATATTTGCTCACTTCTGGTTGTGCAACACCAGAAGTGAAACTTTGACCCAAGTAATATGTCCTATTATTTATTACCGTAGATATACCTGTAAAAGTAGTTTCAATCCCGAGAGTGATTGAACCACCTACAATGTTAAAGGATCCATTAACACCAATATCAGCTGTAAATCTATTAGCTCTAAATCCGTAAATTGGATTTGAGTCTAAAGAACCATCACTATTAAAACCTGCCGTTGTTCTATCTTGCCAAACTTTTAGAACTCCAGTAGTTGAATCATAGGAAACAACTCTACCAACAGCTGTTGAACCCACACCAATAGATTGGTTCACATATGAGTCGGGTGTAAAGACAGCTGAACTATATCCAATACCAGAAAGTTTCAAAGCAGTGACTGCACTAGCTTTATCAATATTCAAAAGAGAAGATGAATTATATGACTGTGGATTTTCAACTAATCCAACTCTTGAAAATTGGTTTCCAGTAATGTAATCTGGATTATTGGTATCATTTTCAAATCTAGCATATGTCAGAACATTAAATGCACCTAATTCTCTATAAATGTCATAACCATGACCCCCATTTGGAGGAACAATTATGTTAAAAACAGGTGATGTGGTTCCAGATGGAAGACCACCAGAGACAACATCAAGTGTTCCGAAGGTATATCCCGAACCACCAGAAGAAATAGTGACAGATTCAATCTTTGAATCGTTATTTACAACTACAGTGGCTTCTGCACCACTACCATCACCAACAATTGGTACTCTTGTATAAGTAATGTTGGCTGTTCCTAGCCCAACACCACGATTTCTTATGGTCACAATTTTAAGTTGACCACTTGTGGAAGCGTTTTGTCTTACAGATACATTATCACTACCAACATCATACCAATCTGATGGTACTGGAATGTATTCTGTAGAATCAAATTTGATCGCTTGACTTGGTTTGATAGTATAAAGATATTTCCAAATATACCCATCACCACTTGAACCAGCAACTCTTGGTTCTAAGTCTGTAAATGTGGGTTCGTCAAGAGAAGGACTACCTTGAAAATTATTTTCAGGATTTGCGTTGTTGAAGAGACAAATATAAACTCTATAATCAGAGTTCATCACATAGTAGTTTGCGTCATAAATGTCAAAAGATCCAGATGGGAGAGACTGTTTATCTCTACTGATATCATTTCTCCACATGTCATAAGTTATACCAGATGACCAAGTATTTTTTCTAATTACTTGACTAACATCTGAGGTATTAATCTTTTTCAATGCCAACATCGTATCCCAATAGTCATTAGACTCATTGAGATTGTCTTTTGGTGCAGGCGGATTAGTGTCCCAATCAGACTGATAACTAGTCGCGTTTGGGAGCCCAATAAATGCGTAATAAGAATTTGTGGAGGACTGAATACCTGCCACAAAGTTTTTAGCATTCAGAATACGAAGTTGATCAGTAATTATCGCTGCCATTTTATTAGGACTTTTTTGTTATTTATAGGTATAATTAGATAGTATTTGGATAGACTACTATAGTACTACCCATTCCAGCATGTGATGTACACTGATAATACAGTGTATTGGGAGCATCAAATGGAATTTCAAATCTCAATGTTCCATTTGATACGGCATTGTTGGTAACACCACTATTATAAGCGCTGCCACCTGCAGATTGTCTAATCTCAAATGGATGAGCACCCATTGAATTTACAAACTCATAAACTCTACCTCTTGCGAGGTATAAAATTGGATCATTGGTTGTTTGTGTGAGTCCAATCCCAGTGAATGTATAATCACTAGTACCATTAGCACCCAAAGTCCACTTACCATCTGCTAATTCTGAACCATCACCATAGAAAGACTCTGCCGTAACAGAACTACCTGATCCAACAAAAACATTTCCTGTTAGTGTCGAAATACCAGAAACATTCAACTGCTGTGATGTTAGATTTGTTGTACTAGTGACACCTAATGTGGAAACACCAGTAACAACTAAGGTATTGGAACTCACATTTGATGTAGTTGCCGAACCAGCAATTGTTGTAACACCAGTTGGACCAGTTGTGACGGTAATGTTTGCACCTGCATCAATAAAAGTTGCAATTCCTGTTAAGTTTGCCCCACTAACAGCAGGAAGAGTCCCCACCAATGCTGATGATGGAAGATTAGTTAAATTGACACCAGATCCACTGAAACTACTAGCGGTTACTACACCACTAACATTTATCCTATCGGTATCGATATCTGCCGTTCCAATACCAGTAATTGTAACGGATCCAGTAGAACCACTAACAATAATATTGTCACCAGCTGTGATA